CTATCTCTAATAGCTGGGTGTTTATGTTTAACTTTAACTTTAAAACCAGCATTCTGTAATATGCTTAAATCAGTTCTACCACCAGCAGAAGTTTTTCTTTGTTTAGAAGCTGGGTCAGGATATATGATTATTGGAATCTTTGTGCCATATCTATCTCTTAATTCTTGCACCATTTCATCTGTATTACTTCCATAAATAATAACTTCATCAAGAAAGTATATTTTATCTTTCTCTAATTGTGCAACACAAGCTGACATTGGGTCTACGTTAAAGTCCATACCAATATGTAAAGGTTTCTCCCAATCAATCTTTTTTTTAACTACATTCTCAACAGGGTGGAAATTATAATAAACAGAACCAGCATAATTCTCAAATGTACCCTCAAACTCTTGTCTAAAAGTTCTAATATCAATATCTTGTTTAGCCTGTTCTATTTCATCTGCTGACACCATACCACCCTCAATAGTAGTATATTGGTAGCTATCCCATTCATTATCTTGCTTCCCTTTTAAATACATTTCATAAGACCAGTTACCATAGCCTTTTGGTGTACCACACATAAGAACTTTCCCTAAAGTATCAGCAACAGAAGCACGTAATACTTCAAACCATGCTCGTTTATCTATGTCAGCAAACTCATCTAAAATTAAAAAGTCTAATCCACTACCTCTTAATGAGTCATAATTATCAGCACCCTTTAATGAGATTGTACTATTGGATTGTCTTATTGTGATAGTCATGCTTGTTTCGTTTATATCTTCTATCCAGTTAAACTGATTAAGCATTTCTTTTAGATTAGCCCATACGATTTCTTTAGCCATCTTAAAGGTAGGTGCAACATACCATATCTTTTGTTTAGGCTTTGTTGCGTACTTCATCATCTCGGTAATACATAGATAAGTTTTACCAAATCTTCGACCACTTATAAGAACTCTAAACCTTGCTTGACTAGATGATACTTTAAGTTGGGGTTTTGTCAGAGATATTTTCATTACAGAAATAAGTGATATAGAGTTTATCCTTATTTATTTTTTCTTCCTGTTTTTGTGCATATTCAATAGTTAATTGACTTCCAGCTATAACACATTCAGACCATTTATTAAATTGATGATCTATGGTCATAGTAGTATTACAAAAGCCTGTAATTGCAGAGCAGATACTAAAGGCTAATATATAGTGCATTATTGAAGTGGGTTTTTATTGTTTTCTTTAATCTCTAATATTTCTAGTTTTAATACTTCAATTTCTTTTTGCATTATAGCAATCTCTTTATCTTGATCTATTATTGCAAATCCATTTGTTTCTATTCCTGATAAATCAGGTGCAGTTGCATTTGATAATTGTTCTATTGTAGATTCCATCTTAGCAAACTTTGTAAATCCAGCACCAATAGATGCTATAAGACCTAATATTACAACTATGTTTGTAAGATTATCTTGTATTTTTTTAATCATTTTTTAACTCCTGTAATTCTAAAAGTAATATTCTTTTGTTATACTTTATTTCGTTTAATTTTTTAATCTTAATCTCCATTATATCATTAGCAGTATATTCTACCAAATCAACATTAGTATATATAGACCTATTATCAAATATCTCGATCTGATTCAAATAAATATCTTTAGGTTTATAAAATTCGTTATTATTATAAACAGATAATGATGCTTGGTCATTCTGCATAGCATCTAATTTTATGATATTTTTAATCTGTAAATTCTTGGCATTATCTTTTATCTGTTCATCTACTTTTGCCATAATCTTGTCTATTTTAGGTTTCTTTGTTTTCTTCTTTGCTACTTTTGTTTTAATCTCTTTTTCAGGTGCTTCTTCAGTAGATTCTTCGACCATTTCTTCCTCTTGTATTTCTTCTTCTTTTTCCTCAACAGCTTCTTCAGGCATTTCTTCAATTATCTCTGCTGTCATTTCCTCTTTAGCTTCTTCCATAATTTCTTCGGTAATTATTTCTTCTTCTGGCTTTTCCTCAATCATAGTTTCTTCCATAACCTCTGGTTTTTCCTCTATGATTTCTAATTCTTTTTCTGGCATAGATACAATCTGAATAGATTCTTCTACTTCAAATATTTCTTCTATTTTAGGTTCTTCTTTAATTTCAAATGTAAATTCTTCTTCAATTTTAATATTTTCTTCTGGTTCAAAATCAGTAAATAAATTTATTAATTCTTGTTCTACAGTTTCATTAATATCAGGAACATAAGTATAATTAACAATTATACTAGGTTCTTTAAGATCAGCCCCATAATGTCCTGTAGTATTAGGCACAGAAAAATCATATCTTAAAACAACATCATAATCTTGTACTGTATTATTTCCAAATATCATTGTATCGGTCATATCTTCGTAAGCACAACCATTAAATGTATCACAAGTTCCTGAGATAGTCCTATTCTGTGTTGTAAGATTTCCATTATCATCTGTTACTTTGATAGATTGTGTAACAGATTGTGAATTGCTATTCCAAAACCATATTTTAGATGAGCCTGTTATTTCAAAGCCATTGTTTAATGAGTTTTTATTTACATTAGAATCATTCAAAGAAACACTATCTGATTCTATATATTCATTATTAACTCCAGCGATAACTCCACTACCATGTGTAGTATCTATGTTTGTTCCTGACCAACCACTTGTAAAATCTTGTGAAACTAAATTACTTGTTGTTTCTGCTTTTGAAGTTGTAAGGGTTAATATCATCAACAAAACGATTGATACGATATACTGCATATGCCATAACTCCTATAAAAATTACTAACCAAATCATTTTGTATTAGTCCAATTAACTGGTTTTTTCTTTGGTAAAATTATTTGTTCTTTTTCTAATTTTGCATCTATCTTTTCTCTTTTCTTAATTCGTTTTACATAAGTTTCATAATCTGGTCTTTCATGGTCATACTTATTCCATAATGCTAAGGCATCTTTTCCAATCTTGCCATCTATCGGACAAGGTGTTCCAGCATTAATCATAGCTTCAAAGACTCTTTCGTCTTGGCATAATAAAGCAACAGAGCCTACTTTCATTCCAAAGTCATATAATACTTTAGCTAATTTAATTCTTTCACAGTTCATATCTCTATTAGTCTTACCACCTGAAAAACCTGTGCCAAATGTTTGAATACCTACTGATACTCCTGTTGCACAAACGTCTTGCGATTGAGCAGAGAATGATGGTGCAGAAGCTGTTGGTGGTGCTGATTTAATATTAGAATGATTAGTAGAGTTTGATGTAGTATTTGATGATGAGCCTGATTGGTAAGTCGTTGTTGCATTTGATGTATAACCACCATCAATCATAGTGTTTGAGCCTGATGTATTATTTTGCGTTTCATCAGGATATGCTGGTTCTAACAAAGTTAGAAGAAACATAAGAATAATTAAAACTCCTGTAAAATAATAGTTCATATTGTTTATCCTCATTTAGCAACTTTACCTTTGTTAATACCTTTTTTAATAACATATTGTTGAGTACCATTAGCACCTGATTCTACTTCTTTTTTAAGAAATTGAAATAGTTTCATTTCTTTTAGTTTCTTTTCAGTATGTTTTTTAAACGATTCTATTACTTTGTTATCTCTCATTTCTTTTTCCTTTTTTTAGGTGCATCTGAAATAAACTTATCAAAGAAGTTATCTAGCATCTCAAAGAATCTATATAAAAATCTATCAATCATATCTTGAATCCTTTTTTCCATGATTGTATTGCCCAATATGCTGGACTTAAATTCTTCTGGCCTTTTACTTTAGCTAATATGGGTCTGAATCTAGCAAAGAAACTCTTTTGCCTAGCTGGAATATTCTTCTTGATAGACATAGTTTTAGAGCCAAAATTAACTTTCTTAACTCTACCTGTACTTCTATCTTTTACGAATACCTTAAACTTCTTAACATCTCCACGCATGGGTTTGTTAAGTTTTACAGTTCTGTTTTTATATTTAGCCATGTGGCATAAATATCACAAAACTATCTTTGAAAGAACCTTTTTCTCCAATCGTGGCAAACATAAGTATCTTTAACACCTTTACTTCCCCACCTACCACAGAAGCTACGTCTATTAGAATATAAACCACAGTTCCCACAGGCCTCTTTAGTCAAACTCTTTTTAAATGATTGAGGTAATGAATAATCTATTATCTCTCCATTCGGATAAAAATTACTTCTTTTTATTTCCATTTATTAACTCCACTATTTTATTAAGTTTTCTTAATGCCATATCTCTTTGTATTTTAACTTGTTCTAATTCTTCTTTGAGTCTTAATTTTTCTTCTCTTAATTTAAGAAAAGTATTCTCTCCTATATTCATATTATCTCCCTTGTCCTTTATACCTTGTTTGTTTTTGTTGTCGTTTTTCTTGTTTGTTTTTATTCTTCTTATGTTTCCCAGCACCTCTTTTAGCTGGTTTATCTCTTGGAATAAAGTGTGTAAATTTTTGTTTAGCCATCTATATCTTCTGCTTTAGCTTCTATGATTAATGGTAATGGTTCAACAGTAGATGTAGTGTGAACTCTATCTTGCATACCAAGTTCTTGTTTAGATAACCAAATAAGTAGTTTATCGTTACCTTGTCCTCTCATAGCTTTAGACCATAATTTTTTTCTAAGTGAACTTCTACCAATGTTTTTATTATCCTGTATTAGATCGGCATATCGTCTTTGTAGTGTTCTAGCAGATATTCCAACAACAGCACCTATTTCTTCTTGTGTGCAACCTATCTGACTAAGTTTTGCAATAACATCTTCATCTAGGTCTTTCTTGGGTCGTCCTATAGATTGTGTCTTAATTGTGTCATTTGTCTTATTTATGTCGTTTTTCATTTCCATATTATTTTAGTAATTTTGTGAGTAATGTCCATAGTTTAGGGTTCTGTCTAAAGACTTTCTCATAGCCATCTCCAATAGCCTGTGCAATAGGTTCTTCTCCTCGTTTATTAACATTTATATCAGCTAGATTAATTATAATATGAAATAACTCGTGCATTATTGTATTGAATAGCTTTAATCCTTTTACTCTCTTATCAATCACAAGTAAGTTTTTATTGGGTTCATAATAAGCATACATTTGTTCTAGGATTTCAAATCTAACCTTAATCTTTTTTTTGCCAAATGAAATGTGTTCTAATTGTGGCATTAATGTTTTTTATGATTATCACTTTCCACAATAGCTTTATAAAATTCAAGTTGCATCTTTAACCTTTTATTTTCAATAGAAAGATTAATCAATC